ATCATCAAAAGTAATATCAACATTTTGTGTATATCCAGTTCCACCAGAACTTACAGTTACTCCACCAACTGTATAATATAAGGAATCAAGATATATTACCTGACCATCAAAAGGGCGAACTGCATTGATGTTTACAGTTCCACCTGAATTATAAGTATGTGGTAAAGTAGAAGTACCAACATAAACCTCAAAGGAAGTTGATGATGGAACTTCTTGAACTTCAAAGATATTTCCTTTATTTCCTGATGGATAAGTTACAATTCCAGGACCTGATGGACAAGTAAATCCAAGTCCTGTAATTGAAACACCCATTCCAACATTAAAATTATGATTAGTATTAGTGGTGATTGTTGTAAGACCTGTAGTGTTATCATAAAGTGCATTGGTTACATTCAGTGTTGGAACATTTAAGTCCAATACAAATTCAAATGCATTTGCTGCTGCAGATGCTGTGATGATTCCGGTATATTTGTGTGGTCCAATACCATCAGCAACTAATCCATAGTTACCAAATGATGAGTTTGAGTTTGTAAGGTCACAAGCAGCACCACTACCACAATAGATTGCAGTATCATTGCAGATAGTAAAGATAGAAACTAATTGAGCATATCCTTCATTCGTAATAGAAACACCAATACCACCTTGATTATATTGAGTATAACTATCTACAACCATTGATTTTAATGGTCCAATTGCTTTCAGACCATCAATTCTCATTCCAATACTATTTGGAATAAAGTTTGTGCAATTTTGAATATATGGTGATTGGTCGAAATATCCTATTTCATCTGGGTTGAAAGCAAAAATTGCTTTTCCGTTGTTCAGAGTGCCTGTATAAGACATCTCTGCGATATAATTGCCATTTGAGACATAAAACAAGTCTTGGTCTGCGTTCTGTGGAGATACTGATACTTCTCTTAAACTATCTCCGACAACTGATACCTGACTTGGAATGGTGAGAGGATTATCTTCTACATAAGATCCAGCACTAACTTTAATAACCGTTCCTGTTGTTGCTTCTGTAAGTGCTGCTCCGATTGTTCTTTTTGCGTCTCCAAGTTTTTTTCCTGTGTTGGAGTCGCTTCCGTCTTGTGTGACATAAAGAATATTAGTAACTGTTGCGCCTGCACCAATTCTTACAATATCGGTGCCAATACCTGTGCGTTCTCTACGAGCAAATAATTCTGCATCATAAGTATTGAGTCCTAGTTCTCCAAGAGGTAGTTGTCCTACAGTTGGTGCTTTTCCAGGAACTGATGATCGTTTAATTCTTATATTTGGATCCGCCATTCAATCCTCTCATTGGTGGTAGAGACCGTAAAAACTCTTATCTAAGAGTTTTTATTATTTATGAAAATTCTTCGTTTGTCTTTGATCCTCTTTTTGGTTTCTTCAACTTTTCAAGTTCATTACTTAATGACTGAACAGTTGCATTCAGTTTTTCTACTTGAGTTTCCAATACAATATTCTGATTCAACAACTCAAAAGTTTTCTGTTGGTATTTTGAAAGAACTAATTTCAAATCTTCTTCAGACATAAAAAAATACACACAGTTTCCTGTGTGTATTTAGAACTTATTTAATTAACCTCAAAACTGACCCGCATCAACCGTAATGTTCTCAAGGAATCTTTCAGTTCCAGTACAAGAAATAACTTGAGAAGTTCCTGCACAATCAGTAACCCAAAGAGCACCAATTTCAATCGGTGCAAAGGTAGTCACTGTGAGTTGTGGAGTATTTGCATCAGTACCATCTGAATCGGCACCAAGAACACTTGCAAACTTAAATCTTGTATCTCCATGTTCCCAAACAACAGCAGATTTCTTCGCAGCTCCACCAGTATAATAATTAAAGAGAACACCTAAGTCCCAGGTCGTTGCTGCGGCAGGTGCAGCACCATTTACAATACCCAAATCAATTGTTCTGTCTTCTACAGTCAGTGCTGCAGTGTTGACTTGAGTGGTGTTACCAGAAACATAAAGATTTCCAGAAACAGTTAAATCACTTGCTGCAGTAACGGCTCCAGTAGAATCTGCAAGAGTTAATGCAGTTGTTCCATCTGATGCTTTGATGTCATTACCACCAACAGTTAAATCACCTCCAACTGTAACATTTGCTGATGACATTGTGATGGCAGTTGTTCCATCAGATGCTTGAATGTCATTTCCATTAATTCTTACATCACCAGAAACAATCAAATCATCATCAATAGTTGTTGTTCCGCCAGCAGAGTCAATTGTAAGATTTCCTGAAGAAGTATCAATTTCATTATCTCCACTTATCCCAATTTGAACATTATCAATACTTCCACCACCATTAACATCAATTGCTCCAGTAAATGTAGAAACACCAGTAACTGAAAGATTTTGTCCTACACTTAAATTGGTAGAGATATCTGCTGATGCGTTAATATCAAGATCACTACCGAAAGTTGATACTCCAACAAATTCAGAATATCCTTGAACATTCAGGTTGGCACCAACTGTAATATTCTTATCAATTCCAAGTCCACCATCAATCTGAACGGAACCAGTATCAGAATCTCCTAAAGTATTATCTGTTGTGTCAGTAAAGGTAGCAATACCAATAAAAACTAAATCCACAGTATTACTAGACCAAGTTAAATTTCCACTTCCATCATTTGTTAAGACTGAACTTACAGCACCTTGAATTCCGGGAAGAGTATAAGTTACAATTCCTGCAAGTGAATCTGGCGATTTGATAGTAATATAATCAGAACCACTTGAAGTTCCTTCGACAAGATTTAATCCACTACCTGTAGAAGTTGTTTCCTTAGTCCAATATCTGTGAGAACCAAAGAACTTATTAGTTGATGTTTCGGAGGTAATACCAACATACAGATCATAACTATCTGTAGTAAATCCAGGTTCACCTGCCCTCAAACCAGGGAGATTTGCAAGAAGACCTCTTTTAAACTGTATAACAGGAGATGCCATCTTCTTTTTTTTTCTATTTTACTGTATCTTTATTTATTTGTTAGAAAGTCCCAGCATCAAGATCAATTCTATTATCCAAATCAACATCAAGTTGGTCTTTGAAATCACTTGGAAGACCTGGAGATTCGGTATCTGTAACTGCTGCAGAAAGTATATCATCTGGATTAACTGCAGTATATTTTTGTGTTGATGAGTCGTACATAATTAAATATTTGTCTTTTACTCCAGATACATCAACATCTAAAAGTTCATCTAGAGTCCTTGCCATAATTACTCCTGATGCTACAGTTGCTTTAATTTTTTGCTTTGATTTTACTTTTACTTGATAAGTCATAGAGATACGGTCTCCTGAACCAATACATTTCCTTCTACAACCTTTGAAACTATTCCACCAGATGATGTCAAAATTAAATCATAAACACATCTACCAGTTGGTAAAGTTGCTGTAACTGCTGGTTGCATCGTTATTTTCACTGTACTATCCGCAACCGTAAGAGTGGTTGAAAATGTATACGCAATTCCGGCAGTTGAATGTTTTCTTAATTTTGCAGTTGCGGTTTGATTAGTAAGATTCAAACCAGACTCATCTTCTGCACTTAAGGAAAAAGTTTCCTCAAAATAAGTGCCTTTTTGGATAACTAGATTTACTGCACTTACTGCTGCCATTTTACTTTTTTAATTATTTATCTTTATCTGTTTCTTGTTTAAGTAATTTGGAGAGTTCTGCGGTGGAACCAACAAAAAGTGCATTGGTAACATTAGTTGGTCCTTTGACCTTTTGTTCGTCAATATCTTTAAGTTTTTTCTGAAGGTCAATAAGTTTATCGGTGGCATCTGCAACATTCTTAATCAGTTGTCCAGCAACCTCATATGCTCTTGGCATTTCACTCTCTTGTGCTAACTCCAGAATGCCATTTAGTGCCTCTTGACCTTTTTCGATGATTGAATATAAATTTCCTCTTGTATATTCATAATCTTTTTTAAGATCATTAGATACTGATGCTGCAATAGTTTCTACTTTTTCCTCAACAGATTCTACTTCACGAGAAACTATATCTCCCGCAACATTGAAAGCATCATTGAGATCATCGAATTTCTTTGTCATTTTCATATTCTTTCATCAGAACGATGCACTAAATCCAAAGTCATCCCCAAATTGAATCAGGTTTGCATCTGCATTTGTAATTAACTTAACTTCAGTTCCAGAGACATGATTTGTTGATGTCGTATTATCATATCCTCTTTCAACTGTAATCTTATTTCCAGACTTGGAAGCAACTCTAAAGTTCTCGTTGTCAATAACAATTACACCACCAACGGAAATTGATGATGCATCATTGACCTCAAGTATTGTTGCAATATCTGTAAGATCCTTACTTAGATTTGTTACAACATTATCAGTATAACTCTTGGTTGCTACTGGTTCTACAGAATATGTAACTTCTCTTGTAGGTGAATTTGTACGATCTCCTCCAATATAACCAACGGAAACCTTTTGAATAATATCCTTGGAAACATCTGCAACTGGTCCAAACAAATAAGTCTTTGCAGTGAATCTAAGAGTATAAATCAGCGCTCTTCTAGTTGAATAATCTCCCTCATAATCATCTTGCATAGAAATTCCTTCAAGAACAACAGGAATATCTCTCTTCTCACCAATAGTTTCTACCAAATCAACACTCATTGTGTATGCTGGTTGAAAATATGGCATGATCTGTTCAACAATTTGCAACATATCATCGTTCAACTTAGTCATAATGCTAAGTTCAAATGACATATTATAAGGAACTGGCATATAAGACTTTCTTGGTTTAGTCTTATCACTAGTAACTGCTGATAGGAATGTTTGAGTAGTCGTTACTTTTCTTGATGTATCATAAGTCAGTCCAGTAAATTCAAATGACATTCTCGGTAATGACATTTGAACTGGTTGATTTAGATTTGGTGCCTGTTCAAGTCTTGCTAAGAACTTCTGAGTAGGTCCATATGCAAGAGGAACCTTCATCATACTGACAACTGAATCCGAACTATTCGAATGATTAATTGAAATATTATTAAACAAAGAACCAAAGGAAACAATGGTTCTTCTCAGTATTTCGTGGTAAAAATATTCAAACATTTGTCAGGAAATTGTGATATACTATTTATGGGTTTCCGAAAGGATTGGATTCACTGAAATCTATAATAGAATCTGCTTCCGATTCTATTACATCATTTTGTGCATATTTATCGTCAGTGTTGTAAGTATCTATTAACCTAACTTTATAGGATGCTCCAGATTCTGATCCGACTAAGATATCCCCATTCAAAAAAGTTCCTGAAATGTTTGATACTTTTAAAACATTAGTAATAGAATTCCATTCTCTAACAGTAGCAGTTGTAGAACTTATACTCCCCACAACAGTTTCGTTATAAATGTATGTTCCTATTCCTGAGGAATATGGTGAAGATATTATTACCGTTGGTGCTACAGTATAACCAAGACCTGCATTAGTTATGTAAATCGAAGTTACTACACCTGCAGAGTTAACATAAGATCTTGCAGTTGCCGTTATTCCACCTCCAACTGGTGCAGGACTTATAGTTACTGTTGG